AGCACTGGAATTTTTATTGATAAATAGTGATAAAATCACTTGCACTGATAAGTAGTATATACTATTATTATCTCAACGGTGCAGCAAAGCACAAAACAGCGAAACGATAGGAGATACAAAATGAATATTAAACTCGTTAACCCTAGTGATCTGGTGATTGGTGATACAATTTTAGTAAATGGTAAAATGTTTACAGTTGGAAAGGATACAGTAAAGAACTCATTTTTTGGCACTACAATTTCCGGATCCAGAATCGAAGGCAAGGTAGAGCAGATTTTGTTTAAAAAGTGGTACAAAGGAAAAGTTGTTGGACTGGTGACGCAACTGTAAAGCACACCGCGATAGCCGCACCTAGCGGCTTTCTTCATTTAACGACACAGCACCGATAAACTGTTACAATTGAGTTTATTTTTAGGAGGGTTTATGGCTGACAAAAAGAATGGTAGACCGTCAGTCTATAGCGAAGAAGTGGCGCTGGAATTGTTTTCGCGCATGGCTGGTGGGGAAAGCGTTCGTGCTATTTGTCGTGATGAGCACATGCCTGCAATATCAAGCATTATGCTGTGGGTGGCTAATGGGAACATTCCCAACTTTTCGGAACGATACGCAAAAGCTTGTGAGGCTAGAGCGCAGTTTTGGGCCGATGAAATACTAGATATTGCCGATGATGGCACCAACGATTGGATGGAAAGAAACGACCCGGACAATCCAGGTTATTCATTCAATGGCGAGGCTGCGGCCCGCTCAAGACTTCGCGTTGACTCTCGCAAATGGTTGTTATCTAAAATGCTTCCTCGTTATGCAGATAAGCAGCAGCTAGAACACACTGGCGCAAATGGTGGGCCTATCGAGCACAAAGTAGAAGTATCCGCCGCTGATAAATTCGCTGAGATTTTGAATGGCCTCAAAGATTAGCGCTGAACCAACTCCGGCAGGTATTGAGGCTGTCAGAAAGTTCATTCACGCTAACCCGCGCATTGCCCGTGAAGCGATTGCGCGGATGTTTGCTGATAACGAGAAAGACAAGAACGACCTGCTGCATGACTTCAAGTTGTGGGCTCGGCCTGAACAGATTGTGGACATCCCGGCCGACATGGATACGTTGCTGCTGCTTTGTGGGCGTGGGTTCGGTAAGACATGGTATGTAAGCAATAAAGCTATCGACCTTGCGCTATCTGATCCCAATTCACGGATAGCCTTATGGGCGGCAGACTATGGGTCACTCAAGAAGGTTAATTTTCTTGGTGAGTCGGGGATTATCTCGCAGATTAACCCTAATCTTGATTATGAGTTCAACAAGTCTGACCTCATTCTGAAATTCGCTAACGGTAGCCAAATCACCGGGTACTCTTGCGAGGCGCTGGAGCGTTCGCGCGGTAGTCAGTCCAGTCACTCCGTGGTTGACGAGCTGGCGGCATGGCAGTATGCAGAAGAAGGGCTTGAGGCGGCAAAGCTAATCAATCGCCTTGGTAAGAACCCACTAATGTATATCGCCACTACGCCGCGCCCGACTGCTATCATCAAATCTCTTTGCGCTAATCCATACGTCTACACCGTGAAAGGCACAACGCACGACAACTACTTTCTAACGCCTAAATATTCCGAGTCACTCAAACGTGAATTGACAGACAGAATGTTTCGGCAGGAATGCCTAGCTGAGATACTGGACGATAACCCGTATGCACTGTGGCGCATGACAGACATTGAAGCTTGTCGCATGCACAACTTGCCGCAGCTACGCCGTATCGTTGTTGGTGTTGACCCTGCGGTCAGTAGCAATGAATTATCAGATGAAACAGGTATTGTTGTTTGTGGCATCGGTTACGATGACAGAGTTTATATTCTGGATGATTGCAGCGTAACCAGTGCCACTCCTGACCAGTGGGCTCAAGCTGTTGTCGATGCTTACAACAAATGGGAAGCTGATGCGGTTATTGCTGAGGTCAACCAAGGCGGTGACATGGTTGAAACGGTTATCCTGCAAAAGTCGCGCAATCTTCGGGTGATTAAAGTTAGGGCTACCAAGGGTAAGGAAGTTCGAGCTGAGCCAGTAGCTGCTATCTATGAGCGCCGTGAATGTTCGCATATTGGGCGATTCGATAAACTTGAGCAACAGATGACGGAGTGGGACCCGGTGAATAGCAAGAAATCACCTGATAGAATGGATGCTTTAGTGTGGGCAGTTAGTGAATTAACTGGAATCTGCCAAGAAAGTTATGGCGCATTCCGCCCATCAGGAAGAAGATAGCCGCGCAAGCGGCTAATCCCCCACAAAATCACCAGAATCTTTGCCTGCATACGGACTGACATCGACAGTCTCGCGCTTGGCCTTGTTTTCTTCCCATAGCTTCGCGTAAAAGTCGTTATCCTGCTTTGCTTGCTGACTACGCTCAAACAATACCGCCGCTTTGCGTTGTCGGCAGGCTTCTTGATATTCATCGGTGAATAGCTCGCCTGATGCGATTGATGATATGACTTCTTGTTTTGTTGGCATTATTTAACCTCTAGCATTTTTAGCACGGCGTCCGCATAATTAACGGCGTCAGCTGCTAGGTGCTCAAATTCATGGTAATCACCGCTGTGAGCGCAAAGACCCTGCATTGCAGCCATTGCGAACATTTCGCGCTTTGTTAATCCATAATGAGCTTCTGGAGCATATAAACCAAAACCGCTCAGCTCAATAGGCATCGCCGGCATATTTGCATTTTTCATTATCAATTCCCCATCTTTGGTATCTGACCTGACGGCGTGGCTTCGCATTTCATGCACCACTCCGCCCAATACGCTTGACCTGCACGGAAATACTCCGATTCCTTTATTTCACGGCAGCGCATACATTGTTTCATGCCTTTTTTAATCATCACTTAACTTCCTGAATAATAACTCTGTCACCTTGTGCATTTTTCATGATTGTTACGTTGTGGCATTGGAATGATATTGCATACGCACTCAATCTCGAAAACGCATCATGATAAGTACTAACTCCAAAACCTACAGTTTTTTTATTGTTATCAACAAAAGTACAAGTAAACATAATCATTTAACTCCACACTCAGATTCAACAATCTTAACCAGCTTATGGATATAAGCCAGCGGCAGCGCCTGCGACATAGCGCCAACTAAAATCTTTCTAGTGCGCTCGCCTTTAAAGCGTTTAAGCATGTGACCGCAAGCCTTGCGTACAGCGGTGTTAGGCTTGTCACTGTTTAACTCGGCAGCCAGTAAGCAGGTCAGCAGCATTGAGCGAAATTCTTCGGATTCGATGCGCTTCATTTCTGGCGTGTCGTCTGGATAGGCGATTGGCAGTGCGAGATTTACCATGGTGTATCTCCATCTATTTAACTATTACATACATAGTATAGCCACTATTCACACCATGCAAGCCATATTCACCACAAAATGCTAAAATAAATCATTCCACACAGGAGCAAGAAGATGGACAAAGAGATAATCGTTAACCGCGCAAAGCAGATGCTGGCTGCTAATGCGCAACAATACACGCGCGCAACTCTACCAGGCTGGCTGCCCGGCCAAGACAATAAACATGATAGGCTATATAAAGTTTTCGGACTGCCTGAGCAGCTAACATTCCAAGCAAAGAAAAACATGTACGACCGCAATGGTTTGGTAAAAGGTGCGATTGATAAACTGTGCGGTAAAGTGTGGCAGGATAACCCGGAGATTGTTGAAGGAAGCGGAGAAGAGGCGAAAGACCGCAAAGAAACACCAACAGAGAAAGAATTTTCAGCATTCGCTAAACGAACTAAGTTATGGCGTTGTTTCGCTATGGCTGACAAATATCGCATGGTTGGAAACTACTCCGCACTGATTCTGCGAATTGCTGACGGTAAAGATTGGGCACTACCGGTGGATGGTTTAACACCAGATAAGATTGTTGGTTTTTATCCGGTGTGGGAAGACCAACTGAAAGTATCCAGTACTGATACAGACCGCATGAGCAACACATACGGCGAGCCTTTGCTTTGGACATATCACGAACCGGTTATTCTCGATGAATCAATGAATACGCGCGTGAAGCCAGTAGACATCACCATTCACCGTGACCGCGTTTTTTATCTTGGTGACGTATTCACTGACGGCTTGTCATCGGAAGGCGGTAATAACCTGCTGGCATCGGCTTATAACTCAGCATTTGCTTTGTTTAAGCTAAACCAATCCGGCGCCGAGGGTTTCGCTAAAAACTCCATGCGGCAGATTCATGCTAACTTTGATAAAGACGCTGACATGCGCAAAGTTGCACAAGCGTTGGGCGTTAAAGTTGAAGAAATCGGCGACGCTTTCCAATCCATGGGTGAAGACCTGAACACCTTCTTAGATGCGTTCACGGTAACACAAGGCGTAGACATGACCGCGTTGTCAGTCTCCATGCCAGCTATTGCTGAGTTTGCACAGTGGAACATGAATGAGTTCTGTGCGGCTCTTGGTGGCATTCCATCCACAGAGCTAACAGGTACGCTAACTGGAGACCGAGCAAGCACTGAGAATGGCAAGGTTATGGCGATGCTTGCGGACGGGCGCCGCAGTCAGGTTGAGAATAACGACATCTTGGACTTTATAACATTCATTCAGGCTTTAGGCTGCTGGACTGGTAAAGAGTTTGATATTTCATGGCCTGATTTGCTGACACCTTCTCAACTTGAAAAAGTGCAGCTAGCAGGCGCTATGGCTGATGCTAATGCTAAGTCATTAACTGGTGCCGGATTGCTGTTTGATGCTAACGAGATGCGGGTGGCTGGTGGTTATGAGCCGGATGCTGATACCGATTTACAGAAAGAAGTGGATGGAATGATTAAAGAAGACGCTATTGACGTAATGAAGTAAAAATAAAGCCCCAAGGATGGGGCTAGTACGAATTAAAGTATGTTTTTGATTTATAAACAGCGTCTTTAATGAATGATTCTATATAAATATCTTTTTCGTCATGCCAAGGTCTTTTTTTGTGGCTGAAAAGGTATGTTAAGTAATCATCATCATGGTACAAGTTTCTGTCAACTATATTAAAAACATAGCTATATGATTCATTTTCCCTAACATAATCACAAATAGTCTTATACCTTTTAACATCTGGCGAACCAACGCATATAACTATTTCTTCTTCAAATGAATAACAATTCACAACATCAAGAAGAGTCAGTTCATTTTTATCTTTAACTAAAAACCAATATACTATCGGAGAGTTTTTCATTCCTTGATCAAAGTATGTGACTTTAAAATCTGGAATAAAAAAATTACCATTATCAAGCGTGAAACCTTCTGGCCTGTACTCCCATTCGCACTCTATGTTACTGAAAAAGATAGACCATTTCGCGTGTGTAAGTGACTTAAATATAACACCGTTTACCTCTGGTTCTTTAATCATGCTGGCACCAATCTTCTTGATGGAACAAAAAACAATACTTCAACGTTTTCATAGAAACTCCTAATAGTACGCTCTTGTTCTTTGTAATAAGTAATTCCACTTGTTTCAGATCTTAAGAATCCAGTCTGCTGGTCATATTCATATGTTTCTGATTCAATAATACCGTGTTCAGTTTCAAACACCGCCACAAACTGCCCGCTAGTTGGCATTTCTGAGACTTGTTTCATTATTCCACCTCGTATCCTGCTGATGTGATTGCCTCTATAACTGCGTCTTCTCTCAGTGCGTTATCACCGCTTGGCGTTTCAAACGTTGCTTCCGGCAACTTAATCGCCTTCATGCTTTTCTGCCTTTCACTCCAACCAAGCCAAGCGTAATAGGCTTTTATGTCGTAATAGTCGCCGTTAATTAATCGAGTTAGCACGCACTTGATGCCAATCCCGCAGCATCTAGCTGTCCAGAATATTTCAAACTCTTCTCTACATTTGTCCATCTTTAACTCCTTCCGCATAACCTTTACACCAACTTGTAACAACTACCGCCGTTAAGGTCATCATCACGGCGCAGTAAATTAGGTAATATGTGATTGCTGTTGCTATCATTTGCAACGCTCCAGTAGCTCAAAGCATTCATGAACAGTTTGCGCATCCATTACATCTCCCCATGGCTCTTGTATGAAGGCGTTATGCCTGTTTATTGCAATATTTAGTTCATTTGCACATTCAGTTAATTTTGCAACAAGCTCATCGTGCATGTTGATGCGTTTAACTATTTCTTTTGCCGTATCTGCTTCCTTGAACTCAAATAAAAACTCACCATCCGCATCATCTATTTGAGGATAAGGATAAAAAACCGTTGCAGTTTCATCATAAATTACTGGCGTCTTAATCATCATAACTCCCCATCTAAAAACCTGATTTAACTATTACACAAAAACACACTATCAACAAGTGATATAATGAAAAAAAGTTTTCAGGGCTACTAAATGGCAACCGTATCAATCAAAGACCCGACATTTCAAGCGGGTAGAATCGTCAAGGCGTATGGTGAATTTAAGCGCCGACTCAACCGCATAAAGAAAGAAGTCACCGCAGTTTATGAGTCACTAAAGCCAATAGAGACGGCAAGCAATACGCGTTCATATTTCCTCAATGCAGAAAAAACGTATCTGTATGAAATCGACTTGAATGAAATCCTGCGGCTGAATGAAACCATCGATGCACTGATAGAAAAAATCATGATGGATGATAATAATCAGCCTGGCGATAACTGGTTTTTTACTGGATACACAGAAGCGGCATATGAGCAAGGCACAGGCTACGCTCACGCATTCATTAGCCAGCAGGCTGATAGTTATGCTAGGACATATCAAAACCTGCAACAGATACTGTTTAGCCAGCCATACCAGCGGCGCATTGGTATTGTATCGGCCCGCACGTTTAACGAGATGCGCGGATTTACGGATGATGTTACAAAGCAGGCGAGGTTTATCCTTGGTGAAACTATCGCGCGGGGTAAGTCACCACGGTGGGCCGTATCGCAGCTAGCAGAAGCCATTGACGGAGACAAGAAACGCGCACTACGCATTGCACGCACAGAAATGGGTGTAGCATTCCGCTCTGCCGTGATGGATGAGTCGGCACAGGCTGCTAGGCAGTTTGAGCTGAAAATGAAGATGCTGTGGGTTAGTGCGTTAATGGCGACGACGCGGCGTGACCATGCGAGTAGACACGGACAGTTGTACACACAAAAAGAGGTGCAGGATTTTTACGCCGTGCGGGGCAATTCCATTAATTGCAGATGCAGCCAGTCGCCTGTTGTTGTAAATGAAAAAGGTGAAGCACTTGCTAAAAACCTCATTGCTAAAATGCAGAAGCAGGAAGAGGCATGGATTGCGGCTGGTGGTGGAGTTAAGTGAAAAGGCCCGTATGGGCCTTTGTGTTATGCTGACATGATTCTGTTTTTTGCTATCTCGAAATATTTATCGTCCATCTCAATACCGATGAATTTACGGTTTAGGTTTTTTGCGGCTATACCGGTAGTCCCTGAGCCTATAGTGAAGTCGAGAACAGTTTCGCCTTCGTTGGTGTATGTCTTGATTAGGTATTCCATAAGGGCGACTGGTTTTTGGGTTGGGTGCTGGCTTCCTTTTCTAACTTTGTCAAACTGTATTATCGTTACTGGGTTTTTTTCGTGGTACGTTTTCTTAAAACTCGATTCCATAGTGTTGGGAGCGGTTAGACTTTTATTTATACCGCCAGATTTTATTGGTTTTGTGCGCTTTACTTTTTGCGCGTTGTAAGCCGTTCTTCCTTCGCAGAACACAACAATGTCCTCATGCTGCCGCATTGGCTGGTATCTAGCGTAAGACATTCCACTAGGGATCTTTTTATCCCAAACCCAGCAATATTTAAACATCTTCATGTTCGAGGCGATCAGCGTGGTGGTAAACGGCTGGCTTGCCGTCATCACTATCGCGCCATTAGGTTTAATGATTCGCTTTAGCTGCTCCCACATAGGCTCAATCGGAATGATCGAATCCCATTTGCAGGCAGTTATAGAGTACGGAGGATCAGTCAAAATCATATCGACAGAGCCGCTTTCAATCTCCTTCATGCGCTCAAGGCAATCACCTTTCATCAACCACGTGCTTTCTGTTTTAATGTCGCTCATTTCTTTTCTATCCTCGCAAAAGTAACTGTTTCGGCGTATTTGGTTACGCGTTCTTTAGCTAACAGGTAAATCTCTTTGTATGGAAACTTACGCTCCATTCCTTCTTTAATGGCTGCCCTGCACACTTGTTCTGCTGCTTGAAGGAAGCATAAATCGAGAAGGTCAAGCGTATCACGGAATCCGCTTAGCACTTTCTCTTTACTCTGTATCAACTCAAGTGCCGCATATTCCATTTTTGTGATGTTCATGTAGTATTTTGATGCACTACCTGAACCTTGCGCTGTGGCGTAGTCTACAAACTCTTTTATGGTATCTGTCACGTTGCGTCTAACTTCTTTGCTTTGAATGCGCGCTTGTTTCCATTCTAGCTTATTATCAATTTTCTTTAATTGAGCCTCCATTGCGCTAAAAGCGTTAATGTATGCCTCTTTCCATTTTGCAGATTCTATTCCCGTGAATCCCATGCACAAGAAAGAAAATCCATCTCTTGTCATCATAAAGCTGTCGTATGTATGCCCTCTAACGACATAATTTGACTGCGCAAAATTGCGCATCCTAAATTCATCGCTGCAATCAAGGTTATCTATTGCCCTCATAACATCTCGGTGAATCTTTCCGAATTTTTTAGCCACAAGCACGCTATCAACCATTGGCACACCATTTGTTAAAACCACTAAATCATTCATGTTGAATCCTTATGTAAAATTTACATGATAATTATAGTTGATGCAGCGCGTGATTACAATGCAATCCGAAGCAGTTATACATGCTTTGATAAGCAATTTTCACCGTCACGATAAATCACACGCATTAAAAAAGGCGCACTAAGCGCCTTATCATTATGCCGACGTCGGGAATATGATCTAACGCCCACTACTCCCAAATCCACCTTCACCGCGCTCGCTATCGCTTAACTCGGCGACTTCTTCAAATGTCACTACCGGCACAGGAATAAGCATAGCTTGTGCGATGCGGTCGCCTACTTTTGGCACATACTGAATCTGGCGGTCACAGGTTAGCTTCACCATTAATGGCCCGCGATACCCTGAATCCAGAACACCTACACAGTTAGACAGGCGCATGTTGTTTTTAAATCCATGACCAGAGCGGCTATAAATCATCATGGCGTAACCTTGTGGCACTTCTACTGATAAGCCAGTATCGCAGGTGAACACTGTTCCTCCGTGCGTCTCGTTGACGTCATCAGCGTACAAATCAAAACACGCATCACCATCGTGCGCATAGGTTGGCAGTTTTGCGGTATCTGTTAGGCGTTTTACTTTTAGGTTAATCATATTTAACTTCTCCAGTAAACTCATTAACTGTTAATTTTTCCATCATCAAATCACTGTTGATATTGTTGATGTGTGGCTTGTTGTCTTTGTTGGCATCCAAGAATCGCAGTGTGATTTCCGTTACTTCATCATAACCTGAGCTAATAGCGATATTGCGCGTCATTGCAACCTGCCGACCCAAATCATCAACCACGATGAATTTGTCGTCTACTCGCTCAACGTGCAGGTAGCATTTGTTGTCTCGTTGTTTATCCATCATTCACCGCCTTTAACTTGCTCCGGCGCGGCCGCAAGCATGGCT